CGGAAAACTCTCCGTTCAACCAAAAGCAATCACAAAACGAGTACCACGTTTCAAAAAATATACTTTAATAAATGTTTTCAAATCTAATTTATGCTGGAAAAGTTTCTAATTCAATAATGAAGCAAATGAAACTTGCTAATCCTGCCGGATTCTGGTCCAATAGACTAATCCAAAATCGACAGAATATTGTCACTTTTGCTATTCGCAAACATGGCAACGAGGAACTACTGCAAAAGGTTCAATCCAAACGCAGATCCGACACTTCACCCGAGAAGTTAATCGATGATTTTCTCAAATTCGAGCAACCTGCTCATCCTGTCATTAGAGATGAACACTACTTAACCGCTTTACGAGTCACAAAGAGACTGTATCAGCCTGATAAGAAATTGCGTCCTGCGCACTTTCCTGACCAAAGGTACTACCCTTGGAACTTACCACCAAGTGCAGAAGCACCTTGGAGCTATCAATCACACATTGGCGAACTACTACGTCAAAAACAAATTGATGGTGAAATCACTGATAATCGAAGATCATTTCACAATCTGTACAATGAAATTTTCGAAACTAACAGACTACTTATTCATCTAATCAAAGATGGAGACTCTAAATTCTGGGATCAAAATGGAAATCCAATTCCTTACGAGTTTGTCAATCTACACTCACGTTCACACGTTGTTGATGAAGGTGAACCTGACAAAATTCGTGCTGTCTTCGGAGTAACAAAATTGTTACTACAAGCAGAACAACATTTCATCTGGCCATTGCAAGAACAATATCTTAATGGACACAAGAAATCTCCACTACTGTGGGGTTCTGAAATGATAAAAGGTGGATGGCGCAAGCTTTACAATCAAGCTTACAAACACGCCCCATTTAATACAGTTATCTCCGCTGACTGGAGTCAGTTCGACAAACGAGCTCTCCACGAAGTCGTTGATGACGTGCATGATATCTGGAGGTCATACTTTACCTTCGATAATGGATATATTCCAACATGCTTTTATCCCGATTCAAAAGTTAATCCCGAACGTTTAGAAAGACTTTGGAAATGGACGTGCCATTCAATTAAGCACACGCCAATCTGTCTCCCCGATGGAACCAAATATGTCTGGAAACACAACGGAATTGCATCTGGTTTTCAACAAACTCAGCTGCTTGATTCATTTGTCAATACGATAATGATTCTAACCGTGCTCTCAAGAGCCGGAATTAACATCGAAAGCGAAAACTTTTTCCTTAAGATTCAAGGCGACGACAGTTTAACCTGTTTTGCCGAACAAATGTTCAATCTTGAAGGAGAACACTTCCTGAGAAGACTAGCCGCATATGCACTAGAATACTTCAATGCCGAACTTAGCGTCAAGAAATCACAAATCACTGGTGATCTCAATAACGTAAAAGTCCTCGGATATTCTAATATAATGTCAATGCCTTATCGAACCGATGAGGATCTACTATCACACCTGCTCTATCCTGAGCGGTCACACGGCCTTCCCGAACTCGCAACCACGTGTATCGGAATTGCTTGGGCATCCCTTGGATGTTCTAGAATAGTCTACTCCGTCTGTAAGGATATATATTCCTTTCTGACTGAGAAACTCGGAGTTACACCTAATCCCACATCAATGATGTGGTTACTTAAGATGGGACAAGAAGAGGCAAACGATTACGATCTAAGCACCTTCCCCACCTTTGACGAAATCTGGAGTTCAACGTTTTCTACAAATATAAGAGAACAAAGAGCAAAAGAACGTCTTTATCCAACTCTACCTCAATCAGCTGGAGGATTTATCTTCCTTCCTTACTGACGTTGGGACAAGATCAGTCCCTCAAAAGGTAATTAAATTTAATAAAA